TGGTTGTCGTTTTAAAGACTGTCCTTCTGTCTGATCGACGAGTGTTTGATCTCCATCCTTTTCTGTGTCAGTTTCTTTCTTAGAGTCTTCTTCAGATTTCTCTTCAGGTTTCTCTTCAGATTCTGACTCAGTTCCATCTTCCTCGTCTGGTTTTTTATCTATTGAGGACGAAGACTCCTCCTCTGACTTTTCCTTGTCAGACTCAACAATTTCAGAACCCTCATCCTCTTCAGTTTCATCTGAAGGAGGAACGACGATTCTTTCCTTGTCGACTTCCGAGTTTGTTTGATCTGTCATATTTTTTTACTTTACTTATTTTACTTCGCCAAAGATTAACGAAGAAAAACAGCTCCCGATCTTGAGAGCTGAAGTGTCCCCTGTAGAGCTGGAAGGTACCGACCAGATGCAAAGGACAATTCAGTCCTCAAAACCGTTGGTACCTTGTAAATTGTTAAAGACTATTTTTTCTTTGATTGCTTGCCTTTCTTTTTCGGTTTTGCCATGTTAGATTCTTTTCTCATTCCCCATGCTTTAGAGAGGAATGGAGGTGTGTGATTTGATCTTTCTTCTGATGTCATCATTCGACGTGCTAATGACAGTTTCTTTTTGTGACTAAGCTTTTTTCTCTTCATCTTGTTTCTTGAGTTTCATTTGTAAAGAGATAACAGCCCTGTCTACTAAAGTAAATTCTCCTGCTTTGTTCTTTTCTTCGATCTTATCAATGAGATACTTAACTGTTTGTTCTGCACATTTAATTTCTTTTGTTCCTCCTTTTATATCATCCCATTGCCAAGATGTTGAAGGTTTTCCGTCATCTCCAACTGATGTTGAGATCTTTCTTTCAGCTTTCTCCCATTCTGCTTCAGGAATTGTCATTGCTTTTAAATCTTCAATTATAAATACAAGTGTTGATAGATCTCCTTTGAATTGATTAAGAAGAGCTATTGCATAGACTCTCTCTGATATATTCAGTTTGATATTCATATTACTTCGTTTTCTTAATTGTCTTTTTACTTACTGCTTTACCAACTTTCGACAAAAAGCCGGTACTCGATCTTCGAACCCCAGAAGACGTTGACTGAGCATTCTCTGTCTTCGACTTAATCTTTAAAGTCGAGTTCTTCATTCTCTCACTCTTTGAGACGTAAGGAGTTGCTTTGACTCCTTCCTTCTTTAGTTGTTTGTTCAGTTCTCTAATAGGTGGAATGTTAGGACTAATTCCTTCTGGATGATCGTTTACTTTTGATTTAACCATTTATATTTTTCTTTATTCCTAAATTTCTCGCGACCTTTTCACAATAGAGTTTAACACCATCGATTCCGTCAGAATATGAAATTGCTTTTGTTCTGACATCAGTTTTATAAAACTCCCAATGTGACTGTGATGCATTTGATTTCTCTTTTGGCACAATAATCTTGAACATGAAGCCAGATCCTTTATCAGGATAGACGACATTCAGTCCAAAGTCAGAACCAAGAACTTCATCAACGATTTTTCTCCAAGCTGGAGGAACATTCATTATATCCGGTTCATCATCTTTTACTTCTGGTGCCATGACTGTTGGTGTCTGAGTTGGTGCTTCAATGACAGGTGCTGCTGACAATTTCTCTAATATAGCATTAACACCAATTTCTAATTTCTCAAACTCTTCTTTTGTAACGTACTTTTTTTCTTTTGCCATATATGTTTTAATCACTTTTTACTTCTTTTTTTACTAGTTGAAGATCCTAGAATGATCTCGACCTTTATTTGATTATATCACTGCCTCCCGGAATGTATATCCCAGAAGACTTTTTCCTTTTCATGATTCCACTGAGACCTTCAGTGATAACTGTCGGTACATCTACTTTACAGTTGACAACTAACTCTTCTCCTTTCTTAATGTCTCTTTTAACACTGATTCGATGCTGTCTATGAAATGTTGTCATTGTTGTCTGTCGAACAGGCATCATATCTGCTTGTTCTTCCGGTCCCATTAGAGAGAAGATAAGGCCATATAGTTGTTTCAAGTCTACTGCAGCTTGAATCTTGTGACCATCCTCATCTCTCATTGAGATCAGAACAAGATCTGATTCTTTATCACCGGGATTGACTTCAAATTCGATATCATGTCTTCCCCTCTTATCTGATAATGTTGCAATATTATGTGATGTAATCATTAGTCGTAAAGTTGACGATCTAAATTTTCAAAGAAATTCATCAATGCTTGTTTTTTACCTTCTTTTGTAAAGACCATCTTAAGAGTCTCGAATTCTGTCCTGCCAATAACATTCTCTGCATTGATTCTGTCAATAACTTCTGACAAGTACTTCATTAAAGTTTCCCAGTTTTCGTTTTCTTGTAATTTTGTTAATCTTTTTTTGTCTACTTCTAACATCGTTTTCTAGAATCTAGGATCAAAGTTTTAATTATTAGTCTAGATCTTAGGTGCTGAAACATTCGATGATCCAGCAGTTTTATTATTACAAAGAGAATATAAAGAAGATGACATATTTCCTGTTCCACTCATTGTACAATAATAATAATATGGTTTCCAGATCGATGATCCATTCCACTTCTCAATGTAATATGGCACTTCTTTTTCTATGATTCTAACAATCTCTGTTGTTTTACCAGTCTTATCTGATAATTCTAGAACCATCTTTCTTAAGATTGTCATCTCTCCTTTGAGAGCTTCAATGTCTGTTTGATTGACTTCACCTTCGTCAAGAACAATTTTTTTTGCTTCTTCTTTCGAAATTATGCCGGACTCTACTAACTTTAGAAGATTCTCAGGAGTCGGGCGTTCTGAGAGTCTCCATTTTAAGATTGTAATCATTGTCTTATTCTTGATCCTAGATTTTAAAGAACTATTGTATTGCATCACAGATCTGTTCTACTGTGAGATCTGGATCTAAGACTCCTTGTCTTGGATAGTTGATCACTTTGCCGTCCTTGTAAAAAATTGATAGATTTCCAACATTCCAATTCCAGAAGACAGATCTAATCGTCTTACATGATCTTTTCCTTAATTCGTCTGATATCTGTTGGACTAAGTTTGACTCCATGAATTTGTTTCAATTGTTTTATTTGCTTCTTGACTTGTCTAAACTCATCAGATTCAACGACTCTTTGATGAATATCAAAAATTGTTTTTTGTGGACTTCGACCTTTTAATTCTATGAATCTCTTTCTTAGTTTTTTAATTTGTTTCTGACTCATGCTCCTGTGATCTTATTTAATGCTCCCTTAATTCCTGCCATCAAGTTGTTTGGTTGATTTGCTGGTGCTTGATTCTGTGGTACGACTGTAGGTCCACCTGACGCTGGAGCTGTTCCTGCAGCAGCTTGCATAGTATTTCCCTGTCCAGGAGGTGTTTGAGCCCCAGGAGGGACTCCAGGAGCTCCAGGCGACTGAACAAATAGAGGTGTCTGTGTTCCTTGATCACCTAATAACCACATATCTGGCAACCAATCCTTCGGATCCTCTTCATTCACTTTGCATAACTGTTTAGCTGGCTTTGAGAAGATCATTGGATCACCTTCTAATATCGGAACAAGCATATTGAACATTTGTTCTTTCGTTTGTTTCTCCAATTCTTCTGAAGGAGCTAACAAAGACTTTGGTGTTATCTTAATGAGACCTTGCCACTTTAAGTTAGCAATCGGTATGTCTTTACCAATCTGGAAGTACTTAGAGTCTTTTGATTCAAAGAGTTGGCCTTCACGGTCTTCTAAATGTAGTGACAACTGGGGATAGAATGAAGCTTTAAAACTGTCGAATCCTCCTTCAGGATTTGTCTTTCCATATAGCTTGTCGTATTGAACTTCGTTTGAATTTTGGAAGTCTGTGAGTTCATCTATGGTTGTGAACTCTTTGATCTCAGGTGTTGAATAGATCTGACTCATCCAGCTTAAAGCTAAGTAAGCATCCTGTTCGATAGCCCATGATAGATTATCAATAGGAGTCTTGAGTAATTTGAGTGAAGCTTCTTTAGCATGTAAGACTTCACCAAGAGTCTTTCCTGTGATCTCACCTTCAAGTGTCGGAGTAATACCTGAGTCATCATCTACTTCTGACTTGACCATCTTGAGACCTTCCCAAGACTCAGTTCCAGGACCAGGAATCTCTAGCCATTTGATGTCACCGTTCGTAATTTGTTTGCCTTTGCCAGGTTCTATCTTGATCTGACCATCACCAAAGACATTTGATGTTCCTGTATAGAAGAACATCTTGTAGATTGACAAGACTAATTGATCCATTGTCATGTTAGTGAGCTTGTCATAGAGTTCTTTCTTTCCTTTGATGATCTTCCATAATGATATGCCGTAGGGAGAAGTGGCTGATCTTAGCATCCAGAGAGAATGCCACAATGTCAGTAAGCCGTCATCATTGGGCAATGGTGAATAATGCATCAAGATCTTCTTAGCTGGGACATAGATGCAATACAGATCTTTGAGTCTGTTCTCATAAAAACCGAGAGTGATGATGTCTTTGCGTTCTTTGTCCTCTTCTTTCTTATGTTCATCACTTGTATCTTCGATTGGAACTGCGGCTGATTTGCCAACCTCTTTGAAATGTTTGTATTTCTCAAACTCAACTTTGAAAGCATCGTATGAGTAATCCAGTTCGTAGTAACAATCATTCATTGAGTAAGGATCATAAGGTCTTGTCATCTCATCAATCCAAGTTCTGTACGGATCTAAGATCTGCTTATTAACATCATTGAACCAAATTAATTCTTTCTCATCATATTTGTTATTCTCTGGATTTGTTTGATCGACTTCAATAAGTATTTTCTTTTTGTACTTTATGATTTGTGGGAATGTTCTTCCAGGAGCCCAGCCATACTTGGCCAGATTAAATACTAAGAGTTTCATTTTCTCCTTTGACTTTGTGATCTCCCAGTTTCTCTTCCATAACCCATTTGCCAGCATTGAAGTCTTTTCGTATCGTTTGACAAGAGCAGTCATTACTGCTTCTGGATTACGGTCTATTATGATTGAGAGTGCTGTCTGGATCTTAGTCAAGAGTGTTGGGTTTGAGATGTCTGATCTCCAATCATCTGTTCCTGTCCCGATTGGAATGAGTCTAGATCTAAGTCCACTTTCCTGATCCTGCTCAAGTCTTTTCTTTGAAGACATTGCTAATGGACTCGGAACCATCTCTCGATCTGCGTCTTTCCATTCATCCTCGATCTTGAGATTCTTTTTGTAGTTCTTAAGTTCTTCGATACGCTTTGACAAGAACCCAGTGACCTTAGTTTCCTTGTCATCTGGTTTGTAAGCGGGTTCTGTTTGTTTTTCTGGTTCTTCTAATTTTTCTTTATCAATGTCTGCCATATTATTTTCTTTTTATAAATAATGATTGTGTGACTTCGATCGGATTGATAATCTCGAAATGTTCAAGCTCTTGATCAATGTCGTTGGGATCGAGAGTTGAGACAACAGAATCAAGCTTACCTTTACCCAATCGATCAAGTTCAGAATCACTTAAGATATTACTTTTGACATAAAGATCTAAGTCAGATGCCTTTTTTGCAGTTCCTAATGTCCAACTACCGTGAACATAAACTTTTGCAGCAGGATCTTTCTTTTTGACATAATTCGAAACTTTTGATATCATTGATTGAACCTCTTCATTGAATTTGAATTGGTTGTTCTCTCGATACCATCCAATATCTTTCGGTTTTGAGACATTCCAGGTTTCATCAAACTCATTGAAATACTTGTTAAAGACTCTTTTTATGACAGGTTCCTTTCTCTTTACATCAGAAAGAACTTCCCAAGACTTTCCTTGATTTGTCGAGTACTCGAGATACTCAGGTGGTATCTTATTCTGAAGCATAAATCCACCAGGAGGAGGGGAGCTGTCTAGTTTAATCGCTTTTTTGTTCAATCGAAGAAGTAAAGACTTTCCATAA